GTAACCGATCCACCACCACCTCTTATTGATCCAGTAGTTGCAGTACCGCTACTTGCAGTAAACGTATAGGTGTTATCATCTACTTTTGTTATAGCATAACCAGAAGAATTATTCAAAACGGTTGCTGTAAAACCATCGAACCCGACTGCGTCTCTAAATCGAACAGTATCACTTGTTGATCTGCCATGTGATGGCTCTATAACTGTGATAGACGCACTACTGGCTGTTGATAAAAATGGATTTAAACCAAGAATATTTTCTACAGTCACTTCAGTTCTGCTGTCTGGTCTTGGCTCGTATAGTGCTGTTGGATCTGGGCCTGGATAATTAGGTTCTAACTGTGGATGTTTAGGCTCATACTCATCTATACCAACTTTGAGACCATTCCATTCTTTTATCATATCTCGCAAACGATAACGAAAACCAGACCTATCTGAGTAACCCCATGATTTTTTACCACTTGCATACCTAGCCATTTAATACCTCAAGTATGAAATATTAGGTGTCAACTTTAATGGTGTGCTGTTTGCATCTTCTGACATGGCTCTTTGAAACTCTTCTTCGTAGATGCTTTTTAATATTTGTATTCTGTCTGGTGCTTTTTTTACTGCTATATAATAAGCAAGTCCTGCTGCCATACAAGGCAAGAATCTAAAAGGTGCGTCTGTTGTGTTAACTAAAGAATCTGCGTCTTGTATTCTTCTTACATAATAATAAACCAAAGTATAAGAAGTATCTGGAGTAGACCATAGTGTAATTGTAGGAGTTACTTGTCTATCAAAAAAATATTGACTTGGTTGCCCAGTATTACCTTTATTTGGAATCCTTAAATACTCACCACGACTCATTTGTGTAAGAGTAAAATCTACATTATTACTATTTCTTAAGACAACTTCTAATAAGTCTACAACTGTAGCATCTAAAAGAGTATAAGAAGCAGTCCCAGAAGTTATAGATAAAGTTTCTTGTTTGACTGTCCAAAGATTTAATCCTCTGTTTGCCCAATCAGCAAACATAAGATTTAAAGAACGTCTAGCAGTTTTAGCATCGTAACCAGTTCTCATCTCTAAGCCACATCTTTCATATGCCTCTTCAATAAGTTCTCCTACATCTAAATCAAAATCTCTTGAGTTTGAAGTTGCCATTTATTTTTTCTTACCATTCATCATTTTACCCATTTTTGCTCTCATAGGTTTTTTCATCATGTTGGCTCCACCACCCATTTTTTTGACAGGTTTTTTATTTTTCTTTTTTTTATCTAAAAATGCTTTTAATCCTGGATTAAGTTTTCCCATTATTTTTTTCTCCTTCTTACTGCTTTAACTCTTCTAGGTGCGCCTGCTGGTTGACCTAGACGATTCTTTTGTCTTATTCTACTTCTTTTTTCTGTTGCTGTCATCTCCGAAACAGTCTTCGGAGTTTTCTTGCTAATTCTTTTACTCGGTCTACAATAAGGCGTACCACGCTTCTCGCCTTTTTGACGACCACATTTTTTACCCGTTTTAACATCTTTCCAGTCCTCTTTGAACCATCTCTTTAGAGATAAACCAGCTTTTGTTTTTCTAACTGCCATTATGCGTATTTTGTGACTTTACGCTTACCCGACATAATAGCACCACAACCCCTAGCTATGTTTTTATTTTTTGACTTTCTTTTTGTCATCTTAATAACTTTGCCTTCTTTAGCAGTCATTGTTTGATTTTTTACTTTTTCTATAGCTGCGTTTAATCCACCACCCATGGCTTTCTTTTTACTTTTACCATAATTAGCTGCACCGACTTTTCTACATTTAGCAATATGCCCTGAAGCATAAGCTGATGGAAAAACTTTAAATTTAGCTTTTACTTTATGATAACATGCATCTTTTTTACCCATAATATCTTCCTTTCAATATTTTCCAACAATCGCACATCCATTGTCGTTTTTTACATTTATGACAAACTTTCAGAGGTTCACCTCTTACCACTTCTCCTTTTTTTAGAGGCACAATGTGCTCTTTCAGAAAATCCTTTAGGTCTTCTGCAATTGATTTTCCTCTTCCTCTTATCACTCCACTTTCTCTTACCTGGTGAATTTGTTATCTGTTTCGAAATTGAACCCCGCGAGATTGCCATCTGTTTTCCTATTTATAAAATCTATCCATAGAGTATGTATCATTTTATGGTTTTCTTCAACCTTGACGACAGTAACGGCGGTTCTCTTATCTACTTCAATAAGAGTTGTTACAATCCATCCTATTGAACCAGCAACAAGAACACTTGAAACTCCAGTTATTACATCTCTAACCTTTAACACTTCCATCTTCTCCTTGCTTGTCTTAAACGACTATTAGGATTTTTAGCTGCCTTTGGAAACTTTTTCATTTGACCTGCACTTCTTGCACAAAATGATTTGCGTCTTTTTGCATCCTTACTTCCAGGCTTCACTTTGCCAGTAACGGCTGTTTTTAATTTACTACCAGGATTGTCTCTACGATATTTAGCAACACCTGCTTTAGTCATTCCCGCCCCTTTTTTTGTGGGGCGGAAATATTTTTTAGTCTTAGGTGGTTGTTTGTCTGGTTTTCTAGCCATTCAACCCTCTATGCGTAAAACACCGTGATGTTATCTGCGACATCCACTGTATATTTAATAGAAGCTCCACTATCAAACAAAACACCTTGAGATGGAACTGTTCTATCTACAGTGTCATTTGCAGTGCCTATTGTTCTAGACTTAAACAATGTCGTGCCACTTTCTGGAGATCCGTTTATAAACTCTACATCTCCTGCTGTACCACCAGACACCACTGCAAAACCTTTTATTCTAACTCGGTTAGCACCCTCTACGGCTTGAGCACATATGGAACCCGAACCAACAGATACATTTGCAGCATATTGTGCTGAACAAGTAGCCGAAGTAATCGTTAAGAACAAGCTAGAACCTGCTACTGTTTCTGCTGAACTAGTAGAAGTAATAACCTCTGTTAAAGAGTCACCAAAAACATCCGTACCAACAACTGTTACTGTTTTCGCATTGTCTCCAGTTCCAGTTGTTGTTACTGTAACATTTCTTGCCGTACCATTCGCATGTGTAGTATTAGCTAAAGTAAAAGCGGCAGTTGGTCTAGCGGCAGCTGCTATTCTTGTTGTACTCGCAGCGTTTTCATCGCTTATTGTCAGCGCTCGTACATCTGATAAACTCGCCATATTACTCTCCTAACTAAGCTTCGTAACCCATTAATTCAATTAACAATTTACCTGCTGTATAATCAGCATCTGTTGTATCACCAAGTGTTAAGTATAAAAACTCGTCAGCAGCAGGAACAGCAGTAAAGAAAACTTTACTTCCAAGTGTTGCATCACCAGCGTTAACTAATAATGTTTCAGTTAAATCGCCAATTGCTCCGTCTTCGACACCTGTACCCTCTGTGGCAGAATGTACGTTAATGTCTGGATCACCACCTGCAGGTGCTTCAAAACATTCCATACTACCTGTTAAGATTGTGCCATTTCTAGCAGCAGTTATTTGACCTATGTGACAAACATTAGATGTTCCATTTACACCAATTATGTCGCCAGATGCAGTTGATCTTAAACCAGTTAAATCTATTAATATTCTTGTTGTGATGATACCACCTGATCTCATAACAGAACTTCTGTAAATGGTTCCTGTTCCACCAGTAATACCAGTACCAGCTTCTGTTGGCATTGTGTTAGCATCAAAAGATGCAATACCGCTTGAATTAATACTAGATTGTGTAGTGATTGCTCCAGTTGTAGCGTTTTTACTTATAGATGTAAAACCACCTTCTGATCGGACTGGACCCGAAAAAGTTGTATTAGCCATATCAATCTCCTTGTCTTGGCAAATGTCGAAGTTAATTCTTCGTCAAGGTTTCTTCTATTATACACAAAAAAGGGCAGTATGTAACTGCCCTTTTATTTTTAATTGAAATAAAGCTTACGCTCCAGGTGAACCAAATACTGAACGAGGATCTGAGAAGCCGAAAGAATATCTCTCTCTTGCTTTATATCTCATGTTACCTGTGTCAAAATCTGGATCCATGGCTGTTGCCATCGGCATTCTTTCGAAATGCTTAAGACCATTAGGTGCATCTGTCTTAATAAAAAATGCATCTGTATCAGTTAGATAATCGTTGATGACATAGCCTTGAGGTAACATTCCCATGTTTCTTATTGCGTTAGCATCATTATCTGCTGTTCCTGGTCTTAGTTGAGAATTTAACAATCTCTCTGCGACAAATTGTAATTGTCTTGGAATGATTAACTTCATTCCTCTTAGAGCGATAATTAATCCTCTCTCATCCACAAAACCTGCAATCTTAATTAAAGCATCTTCTAAAG